CGTATGATAATAAATACGATGAAGATTACCGGAAAAATAATTCGCAACATCGACCTCCCGTCTTGCGTGAACTGCATTCATTATAGACCAAGTGGTCTATACAACGCGTTTTCAAATACATGCGAGAAATTCGGCACGAAAGACGTAGTTACAGGCAAAATCACTTATAATTATGCGGATTCCTGCCGGTCAGATAATACACTTTGTGGAAAAGAAGGCAACCACTTTGAGAAGGAACCTCGTCTTTGGTTGAAGAAAGTAAAACACACCCTGTTTCGCCCAATGACGTTTTTTTACGTTGGGATGGTTGCCTATTTATTGACCTACTACATCAAGTTTTTGCTGTAAAATCTTGCACTAAGTAATATCCATGGTACCCCACGACCGCAAACCCCAACATCAACAACATTTCAAAATATTTCCGTTTTGTTTCTTCGCCACAGTAACCAATAAAAACCAAGAGAGGACCTACGTAAAAAAGATGAACCAGGTTTATCCAGTATGACTCTTTATGTTGAATATGATTGTATAGTTTGTATCCGTGGTAAAAAATGATAATTGTTCCGAGTGCAATCAGAGCAGGAAACATCCATTTAGGAATTTCGGTCCGTTTTATGCCGACATAAAAAAACAGAGCACCCACCAACACAATATGAAAAAGTTTAACAAATAGACTTGAACTCATTAATAACACTGCAATATACTATATTAAACGAAATATAGTATATAAAACAATCAAAATGACCTATGACGTTATCATCATTGGAAGTGGAATCAGCGGATTATATGCCGCATACAATATTAAAAACCGCGATCCCAACCTCTCGATATTGGTGTTAGAAAAACATAAGAAACAATGGATTGGTGGGAGAGCAAGCAACGAAACCTTTTACGGGACTGAAGTGGCAACTGGCGCAGGAATCGGTAGAAAACGGGATAAACTGCTAAAGAAACTCATGTTAGAACTCGGATTCGAAGTCAACGAATTCAAAAGTATTCCTCACTATGCGACCGGATTGGAATCCGTTGATATCAAAGATATTATATTGGATTTGCGAGAGGAATATCACCATCGCCATGGAGACAAACACACGTCATTTGAGAGGTTCGCAAAACCCATATTAGGAACAAAAACATACCAGCGATTCCTAGAATCTTCCGGGTACACCGATTATGAGAAAGAGGATGCATACGACACGCTTTATAATTATGGGATGGAGGATAATGCGGGGTTGACAGGGTTCGGCGTTCATTGGCACAACATGATACTTGCCCTTGCAAAGAAAATAGGCGAATCGAATATCAAATTCTCACAGACGGTTATCTCGATTCGCAGAGATAGAGACAAAGGAGAGGATGGACGGTTTTCGGTTGAGACAGAGGGTGGACGCAAATATGTCTGCAAAAAAATAGTGGTTGCTACGACCATCACGAGTCTTCGCGCCTTGTTTCCGAATCATCCGATTTACCGGGAAATCGAAGGACAACCCTTTTTGCGTGTCTACGGCAAATTTGCAAAACAATCGATTCCAATCATGAAGGAATATGTGAGAGGATACACTTGTGTAAGAGGTCTGATTCAGAAAATGATACCGATGAATGCGGACGAGGGAGTCTATATGATCGTGTATAATGACAATGCGAATGCGGTTGCCCTGAAACACAAAACCGAGAACACCGAAGAAAATCGCGAGTTTTATTGCGGACAAATCGAGAATGCGCTGGGGATTCCAAGCGGAAGATTGCGTTTGATTGGAATCCGGTCTTTTTACTGGCCAGTAGGGACGCATTTCTACAAACCTTTAAAAACCGAAGGTATAAGTGGAAGCGATCAAAGTAACAAATACCGAGACCGCGACGAATTCATTGATGCGGCACAACATCCGGAGGATGGAATCCTGGTAGTAGGAGAGGTGGTAAGCAAACACCAGGGATGGGTAGAAGGTGCTTTAGAAAGTGTAAACAAGGCGTTAACAAAAAAATGGATGAACAATATATAATCAATAATTTATGGACTCTAAAAAAGGTAGTAAATTCGAAATTTTTAGGAGAGATGCCGCAGAAATCTCGAATAAAAAAATGCCGTACCAATATTCGAATGTCGAAATCAAGATACTGCCAAACGGCAGAAAAACCGTCCGAAAGGTTTATGTGAAAAACGGAAAAGGTTACAAAATCGTCACAAAATACAGAAGAGGACGCAAAACGAGTTCCGTCAAGAAACCGATTCATGTCGACCATATCGACCAAATCAAGAAATGCCAATTTGTGCCGGGGTTGTTTGCAGAGTGCATTGATACAAAAATGCCATAAGCAATCACGCCTCTCTCTCGTGAAATGGCGTAAAATGGTACATATATTTTATCGTCTAGTCGTATGGGGTTTTGCCCATACGACTAACGTATATGACTAGTAGTGTTTTCCGTTGCCATAAGATAACTGCCTGAAGGGCAGTTATTGAAGGGCAACACAAAATACGACTAGACATTATAGTTAGACGACGCATATTATAAAATATTATATTCAATATTATTATAATGAAATTTAAAGAAAAAATAATAAATTTTTGTGGATTTGTTCTAATATTATTATTCGTTTATTCATTATGTCCTACGCACGATGAACCACAAGGTTCATATTCTAGAATGAAAGGTTTTTGTGCTATGCCATTTTACATAATTATTTTGTTTGCATTTATAATAATATTTTTTTATAATAGTCAATTTTTTAAACATTAACGTCTAGTCGTATGGGTTTTTGCTCATTGCCTCCGGCAGACCAGACATTAAATCTTCAAGGGTATAAACATTTAACCATGTAAAATAAGAAAATGAATGTTGCCACTTTCTTATTTTTCGTTTGCATTATTACCTGGGCGAATGGGTCGAACTACCGAATTCACAAAAAAACAAACGGATTCGACCACCGACCATATGTTGGACCCCAACGAATATTAGAGCAGTACAGAATCCAAAAATATTTTGAGAAGAAAGACCTGCTTGATGTGCTAGAAGACCAGCAAATAAATATTCATGTGAAAACGCGTATGATTGAATTCTGCCTACGAACTTCCTTCTACTACTATCCAGAAATTACTCCGCTGCCACGCGGGTTCGATCTCCATACTACCCAATGTCCTACCCTTATTTTGAATACAACGTCAAGTCTCGACCGAGATATCAAATCGCCGAATTTATTTGCTGGGGGTCTTATGAAGGATTTTTTGTTTGATACCGAATAATACTACGGAGAAACATATAAAAATAATACGTGTATATTATTAAAATGTCCAAACTGACAGAAGTATTCCGATTGACAGAATTCGATAAACACACCTGTTACGAATTCGCGTTAAAAACGAAAACAGTCGGAATATATCCGACCGAAAAACATTATACCACAAACAAGTTGCAATATCTTGGAAGACATATACATAGTGAGAGGTGGGGATATCACGATAATCGTGGCGGCGCGGAGAGTTTCGACAATGAAGGGGTAATAACAAGAATCGTGTATGACTATGAAGGACACACCTGTTTTCGACCGGTGGAAATGGAAGAAGTCGAAATATTTCGAAGCGGAAATGAGGTAATCAAAATGCTAATACCGAATAAAACTGCCTAATGTCTAGACATTAGAGTGCCTTCAAAATGTACACTTTTTGCGCCTTATCTTCTGTCGAAACAAACTCACCCTGCATCAAAAATCCACAGTAACGCGCATCCTCCAATATCGAATTTGGTGCTGCCATATACATCATATGTTCGTTCTGCCGGACTTTGTTCGATGTCGCGTCGGTGAATTTCTCCACCTGAGTTACTTTCCCGTCGACGCCCAATTGACTAAAATCGTATTTCGAATTGTACTTGAAATCCAAGAAATCAATTGCAGTATCCGTAACACGTTTACCGTCCGCGGTTTTCAATGGCGTGTCGGTCTTCAATAGACCCCGCGGTTGTCCTAAAGGAACTACCGCGTTGAAATTCTCCGGTTCGACTAAATGCAAAATCAGGTACCCGCCGGGTTGCAACCAGTGTTTGCAGTTTCGGAAGAACGCGACTTTATCTTCGATTTCGTAGACAGTTCGGTCCATACACAAAATATGCGAGAATGTGCCTCGGTCAAAAAGCATCGGGTCGGTTGCATCCCCACACTGCATCGAATCTTTAGCGTCCTTATGTCGCTCTTTACCGGTATCAATCATTGCCTTCGATTTATCAACGCCGATCGCATTGTATCCGCGGCGTTTTAGTGCGTCGACTAAACAACCTGTCCCGCAACCAATGTCGAGGAAAACGGAATATTCTTTGTCGGGTTGGGTCGCGCCAATAATCTCGGTCGCTTCTTTTTCTGACCTGGATTCGGTATTGTACAACTTGTCGTGGATTTCCGAGTAGAATTCGTCGTATATGTTGTTGCCGCGTTGCATCGTAAAAGGGTCTTTCTGCTGGAATCCTTCGTATTTGACCGATTTTCGTGTAGATTGGAGGATGATAAGCAAAATCAATAGAAATATGGCAATCATTAACCATCCGTTCTTTTTCGAGAGGACGAATTTCTGTATTTTATCGAGTATTGCCATTTGTATTATTTATAATATTCGTTGAAAATGTATATAATATTGAATCATATACATTTTATTTCTCCATTCCAAGTTTACGACCAAAGGAACGACAAGTTTACGACCAAAGAAATCAAAGACCTCTCAATTGAACCCGCGTATTATTATGGAACCGGTCCTGACCGATTTGGGTCGCAATACCCGACCCCTTCGTCGCAAGACTGTATTTGTCGAATATCATAGCACGTTCGCCCATATCCTCTTGTCTTCCGACAGCAGCAAATCCATACAAGTCACTCGATGAACTCGGGACATAAACACCTTGATCCGCACCATGTTGGAGGGAAACATGGCGATTCTGCAAAACCGTTTCCAAATCAATATTTGCTAAATAAGAGGCAACGGGTCCATTGCTCGTGGCAGGACTGAAATTGGTCGCAGTATTATAGATGCCTTGGTTCACAATAGGAACTTCCGGTCTGGCACGACGGTCGATTACAGGAAGATAGGAGTATTTAGTTGCGACAGGGCGGAAATCGAAATTGGGTTGGAGAGGACGGTCGGGGAATTGGCGTTCGGCAATGCGGGAGTCGAGTTCGTCGAGACGGGCATGTTGTCCTTGCCATAGTCCTTGAATCGAACCAGTAACATTGGGGTTATCGTTTAGGTCCATTTTATTATATATCTAGACGATATTGTCGAGAGGAGATTCACTTGTGATTTTCATTTTCTTCTTTGTTTTCTAAATTCTCATCGGTCGGTGCGTTTTCCAATTTGTCAAAACTGCATGTCCCACAATGGTCTGTATTTGACCAATCGATTTTGCTATTCGTTTTTTTTTCGCACGTTTCAAGCGCCCATCTACCTAACACATTTGTATTCGCATTTGGTTTTGCAACCATATTCAATAACTTTTGTAGACGAAACATTTATATGTATGACCAAAAAGTGTTTATGTAATTTTGTATATCAATGCAAATCACATAAAAACTCGATTTCAAACCTCTCATACTACATGTCCGCAACAGACGACAAATTCCCCGTTCTACATAAAGAGTATGCGTCCATATTTGGAAAAGACAAATCGGGAAAAACCCGTATCTGGAAAGCAACCGTGTTTTCTTTCCAGACATCAAATCCACAAATGTGCAACGCAATGTCCGTAATTCAGCACGGAATTTACGAAGGTAAGTTGCAACTCGATACGCGAGAATATACCGAAGGTAAAAACATCGGCAAAAAGAATGAAACGACGCCTCTCCAACAATGTATGGCAGAAGTCGAGAAGAAACGCAAAGACAAGATGGAAAAAGAAGGATATGCCGAGGATTTTCTTGGACGTGAATCATACTCTCAACAACCAACAAGAAAGATCTTTCCCATGTTAGCAAATAAATACGAACCATCTTCGACATCGAGAAAACGCGGAGGGATTGTCTTCCCCTGTTTCGTCCAACCGAAACTGGACGGTCTCCGGTGTGTCGTCTATTTGGTAAATGGTGCACCGGTGTATCAGTCGCGCACTGGTGGTATTTTCACGGTTCTACATCATTTAGACGCGTCCATAATGGAAATCCTCTCACAAAACCCGACGCTGGTATTGGATGGCGAACTTTATACCCAACAAATCCCGTTCGAAGAGTTGGCAGGGATTATCAAGAAGAAGACACTCACTGAAGCAGATAAGCAAAAAATCAGGTGCGTACAGTACCACGTCTATGATTTGGTGATTGCGGATGTGCCGTTTCGCGAACGTCTCTCCACTTTACAACAGACCATATCTTCGACGAACGGGTTTGTTACACCGGTGACTACGTATTTGGCAAATTCTGTGCAAGAGTTCCGAGAGAAATTCGGCGAGTATGTGTCGCAAGGATATGAGGGAATTATGTTGCGGAACGCGGATGGACAATACCAGGAAAATTATAGGAGTAACGATTTGATGAAATACAAGGAGTTTTTCGAGGCGGAATATAAGATCGTGGATTTCAAGGAGGCGGTGGGGCGAGATGCGGGGACGGTGATATGGGAATGCGAGACACCGGAAGGACGGCAGTTCAGTGTGAGACCAAGGGGGACACAGGAAGCGAGACGGGAATGGTTTGCGAGGGGGGCAAGTCTGGTGGGGAAACAGTTGACGGTGATTTATCAGGAATTGTCGGAGATGGGAGTGCCGCGATTCCCTGTGGGCAAGGCAATACGAGATGGATATTAATGTTCTGAATTATGGGCGATGCAAAAGGAGATGCCATAAGCGAATCGAAGATTCGCAGAACGCATCGCGAAATGCATCACCTTTTGCTACGCTTAAAATCAGTTCATTAACCACTTTTATTGCCGACATATAAAAGGCACAATACGAGATGGATATTAATGTTCTGGTTTTTTATGGGTGATGCATTTGCATCGCGAAATGAATCACCTTTTGCTACGCTTAATGTCTAGTCGTATTTTTTGTTGCCCTTCAATAACTGCCTGAAGGCATTTATTTAACGTCTAGTCGTATGGGCAAATACCCATATGACCATCGTATATGACTAGTTGCATTTTCCGTTGCTATAAGATAACTGCCTGAAGGGCAGTTATTGAAGGGCAATTTTGTTTTTCTGAATATAATCATGATGTTCGTTGAGGTAAATTTTACATCCAGAAGTATAATCACCAATTAATCTCATCAGATCATATTTATCATCAACTTTCTTAAATGTTGTTATTATTTCGCCATTCTTTGTTAAAATTGCCTGACTATCATTTTGTTGATATTCGATTTTATATCCATTCCATTCACGATTTAGTAATTCTTCAATGTCTTTACGACTAGCATTATTATAAATCTGCATTTTTGTAAAATCGGTTTCGATTTGCATGCATTTCTTTATTATTGAATCATCCGGAGCAGGAGGAGCAACATATGTATCAACAACAGCAGAAGCAGCAGGAGTAGCAACAGGAGCAACAGGAGTAGCAGTAGGAGCAGCAACAGCAACAGGAGTAGTAGCAGCAGAAGCAACAGCAACAGCAGGAGCAGCAACATTATTAGAAACAGCAGGAGCAGTAGCAACAGTAGCAGCGGGAGCAGCAACAGGAGCATCAGCAGGAACACCAGTTATCGGAGTTGGTGCATATACATTCATCGTTTTTAACATATAATTTTCAGTAATTAATTTCTTCTCTAGGTCACCGACAATATCATAATCATCAGTAATAGTGGATGGAGGTTGAATTTGGTTCTTAAATTCTGCAGTATTTATTAGTTCGGTTAATTGTTTTTCAGTGACTTTACTGGTCGGGGTTTTATTCAATAATTTAATTTGATATCCATCGTTTATGTACCTAGCAGTCATATAATTTATAAGTTCAATACATATTTTGTCTTGTATATTGGTATTGGTATCGAAAAAATTCAATTCCCTCAATTTACCAATATACCAATAAATATATCTCGTCTTCCCTAATTCAGTAAATGTAGTGCCAGTAATACCATTCAATGTTTTACCATCGCGCTCTATGTATGCTCGTTTTGCAAAATGCTGCATACAAATCATAAGTTTGTATAAATCATTGACATTGACGTTTGGACTAAAATCAATATTAATTTTGTTATGTTTTACCACATAAGATGCGGCAGCGTTCATATACTGCTTTATACGTTTTCTCATTCGGTCTTGTTTCTTGCATATATCCGCGGTCTCTTGGTCAGGTCCAATTCCAAGAGTACGTGAACCAAGATAGAATCCAGTATACGTATCACATTTTGGATTGTAAGTATACTTATAGTCGGTGTCAGATTCTTTTTCAGGTTTTGTCCCGATTATAGGATTCTTAGTATTCGGTTTTTTTTGTATATGTGCATTTCGCAATTTCATGGATGTGGTCATCTGCGATTCAACAAAACTCTTAATATTCTTTTCTATATCGGAATCATTAAAAAATCTAAGTTTCCTTATATTTATTGCATTTGAACTAACATAACCGTCAATCTCTTCACGAACGCCCGAGTGCAATTCCTTAAAATTTTGTGTCAAATTTTCAGGACTTCCTCGTATATAACTTCTCGGTGTTCGTGAGTCTCTATAAAGTTTATTGTAAAATTCACGTAACTTAGGTATTATGTCATTATTATTCTTATCGATAATCGTCTTCAGTTCGTATTTTGGGGTTTGAATAATATCCAAGAACCATATCTTCAACAATAATTGAAGTTTATATATTTCATTCAAAACGTACTCCTTGTTGCGAACTTTGCGGTATTCCATGTACGTTCTAAATGGACTAGTCGAATTATCTATACTTATTAATAGATTAGATGCAAGATACAATGAGATATTATTGTCTGCAGAATACTGTGCCAAATAATATCTAGATATCAGTTTTTCTTCTTCTGGTGTAATAGGTTTATTCTCAGTAATATGTAAATCTTTAAGGTCTATGGCAACTTTATCAATTGCCTCTTTAAATTGACCAATTTTCTCGTCGGTTAATACTGTTTCTTGGGTTTTTGTATTACCTTTCAATAAAACATGGAACATATAATCTTCGTGCGTTTTTACATCACAAATATCGATATAGTATTCCATCATACGTTCCAAGAAATTATTTTGGTCTTTCACTTTACCTGTTAAATCACCAGTAGACATGCTATTTTCAAGACGCATCATACTTTGCGCTACTTTCATTATATCCTCTTTTCTGCGCAAAATAACAGGCGCTGGATCCAAAACTGGCGAGGCAAGAACGATAATAACATTTCGTAGAGCAGCAGCACCCCATGATACAAGCATCGCCGGAGGGAATGCAGGTGTAAGAAATGGCGTCACGTTCGCTATAACATGAAGAATTCCTATAGCATATCCAACTAATCCATTTCGATTCATAAACCCGGCAAGTGCTCTGAGCGATTTGAATGTATCTCTCATTATTACCAAACTCGTCTCATAGATGCGCATTTGTCCATTTTTTGCACGCATCATAGAACTTGCCAGTTTTCTTCCTTGTGTAATAGTTTCATCCATCCCATTCAGCAGTCTCGTGGATCTTTCAACAGTTTCTACATAAAACTGTTTTGTTTCAATGAGCATTTTGCGTTCATCTTCAATTTCTTTCATTTCTTCCATCTTAACATCTTCCAAAAATTCATTCAACCTAACGCTCAATCCTAATTCTTCGCCTTCTATTACTTCGCCAGCATTAAATGCGTTCACTTTGTACAAATCAAACATTTTGTCCAAATAAAGTAAGAGTTCATATTTAGACGCATGATTAATATCAAAATATATTTTTTGATTTGGTGCGTTTGCATAAAGAGGCGATACTCGATTGACGATTTTTGATAATCCAGATTGGTTGTCTAAAACCGCAACGGTTTTTTTTGCACGATATACAACATTTGCTGGAGCATTAGTAACTGCATTACTAATAGAAGTACCAAGTTTGTCGAATGAAAACGCCCCCCCTCGCTTAATTGTATTATTAACGCGAATAAACTTTTTTCGGTTATGTTTTACTCGTTTACTTATGTTTACAACATGGCGTATCCGTCGTCTACTTCCGCCTTTCTTTTTGGACTTATCGAACCATGCAGAAGTTGTATTCGCAACATTTTTTGCTGCAGATGTGATCCCAGTTACTCTACTTACAAACTTAGCGCCTTCGTAAGTCGCGGAAAGGGTAGTTCCAATCGCACGTTTAGCAGCAGAGAATTTTTGGTCAAGTTTCGAATTGCCAATATAATTTGCGCCTCTCATTATCATATAGTCTTCGCGCAAGTTCTTGTCGTGTACAATTTCTGGATATGTTTTGCTGAGGATTTGTTCAAACTCTACAATTTTGTCGTATTTCTCCATAACAATTTCAAACAACCCTGTAAATACCATTGCATATCGAATTAATTCATCCATCTCACCATATATCCAATCTGTTTTCATTGGATTTGGGTAATATGGGTGTGCGTTAGGGGTTTCGTAAAATGTTTCTAGATTAATGCCGTTTCCCTCCTTCTCTTTTACTAACTTTTTTATTTTTTCGTTAATTTTATTCAAAATATATTTCGGTTTAATTGATGACGCTTCTTGTTTTTGGTTTTTCAAATTGTCTTCTTCTGCTTTTCCTTCCGTGGGAGTTTCTTTATTATCAGTAGCAGGAACAGTAGCAGGAGCAGGAACAGTAGCAGGATCAGGAATAGGAATAGGCGCATTGTCATCAATATTTGTCTCAGATACTCCCGGAATACTAGGATCGGTCGTGGTTTTTGTAGGTGTAACATTAGCAGGAAGTTTTCCAAGTTTTTTTAAAAGATTGGTCTCTTGAATCATTTTAATATCCTTTAAAATATCTTCAGGCAAAGGTGTACCTTTATTCTTAAATACAGGCAATTCTTTGGTTTTATCTAAGTAAACCCAACTTTTTGGATCTTTCGAATAAAAAACGGTATTCAGCAGTTCATGATACTCGCTTATTATAAACGCAATTTTATGTGCAAATTTAAGAATTTCTTTTTTATAAAGCATGGGAGATAATAAGGTTTTTATAGTGGCATCTTCTAGAAAGTTAGTACGTATTTTTTTATTAACGAATATAAATGGTAGACCTGAAGAACCCGCTTCATAGTAAACTTTACTTCCTTCATAATGGTCTTTATAAAGATCATCTATTTTAGTTAATGGTGTTTTTTGTATTTTGGTCTTAATTTCTGTTGTTCTGTTCTTAATATCATCTTTGTTCGTAATTGGTTCTATTTTCTTAGTTGTATTTATTTGATTATTTGGATCTAGTTCTGTTATATTATCAAATTTTATTAAATTACTAAACGAGTCGGTTTCTTCAATGTACTGGTCCGCAGTAAACAAAAACAACATCAACACCAATGAGTGTAATTCTCGCTTCGATGATACTGCACGAACAGTAGATGTGATTTTCCTGTCAATATTATACATTTTTTCCTCGTTAGGGGATTCCGTTTCTTTTTCAACAGGTGTTTTGTCCTCCTGATCTTCTGCTCCACCATATTTCATTTGATTCACATTTCTCTTGTTCTTCGGATGTTTACGTGTTTTCTTATGACCCATAATATTATATAATTATATAATATCATCATAAAAATTAATGCCTAGTCGTATTTTGTGTTATTCAAGGACAGCATAACAGAAACATACAAATAGTCATATACGCTAGTCATATGGGGGGTTTCCAATACGACTAGACGTTAATCCGGTATTGACGACCAAATAGAACCAAGAAGAGGGTTACCAACGACATAAACAACTAAACATAATATAAATAACGTCATTACGAATGCAAGAAACAGTGATCCTTTTATCCTCCCTCATTCATAATAAGTGCTACCATTAGCAGTGTATTCGGATCGTATACTACACAATCACAATACATATCAATCCTTGAAAACCATACAACATAATCATTATTCAAAAACTACATAAACCTCTCGCGTATTAGTTTGTATATTCGGCAATATATAATATGATCCGGTCCACATTAATAAAAGTTGCCGTATTCTGTTTAGGAGCGATTGTGTCAAAGTCGTTGTTTAATCGATACGGGTCTTTTACCAAAAGGGCACCCATCCAATTACACGCCGGACCAAATCGTCACTATCATTATTCCAAGAAATACTACGAAGAAGCACTGCAAAGATTACATGCAAAGAATCTGACTTCTACCCACCCATCTCTTCCCCATTCAAACAATACTACATTAAACGTAAATACGGATCGAATTGACGACGAAACGAAATCCGTGCCTACCCCTACCCCCGATAATAATATGCAGGACAAGAGTCCCGATCAAAACAACACGATTCATGCCGACGATTTACAGGGGATCACCATTATTTTGAAAGGTGGATATTTTCAACCTTATATGGAAGGAGACAATGAAGATCCCAACGGAGAAGATGCAGAGGATTTTCAAGATAATGAAAATTCAGACGGGTATGAAGTATTCAACCCTTTCATTCCTCGTTCTCAAGTATCAAAGAAAAATCCCCCGCATCGCCGCGAAAATCCCTACATGCGTGCGTTTCGAAAGGAGTATGAAGAATCGGAAAAAAGAGAAAATCTGAAATCGAAGAATTTTCAGGTCATCAAAGACTATGGAGTCAAATTCGCAGATGTGGGCGGATACGAGAAAATCAAGGACGAACTTCGCCAATCCGTCGACCTTCTCCGAAACTACGGCAAATATGCCAAGTACAACGTGAGAATACCCAAAGGACTCATCCTCGAAGGACCTCCCGGAAACGGCAAAACGCTTCTCGCTAAATCATTAGCGGGAGAGGCAGGATGCGGGTTCATAGCGGTCAGTGGCGCGGATTTCCAAGAGAAGTATGTCGGCGTCGGTTCCAGCAGAATCCGCGAGATGTTCGAATTAGCAAAGAAAAACGAACCCTGTATCATATTCGTCGACGAGATTGATGCCGTGGGTCGCCATCGTTCTGGCGACGGTGAATCCTCTTCTTCCGAGCGAGATAATACACTCAATGCACTTTTGGTAGAATTGGACGGGTTCAAGAACAATACCGGGGTATTTATCGTCGGCGCTACCAACCGGATTGATCTACTGGATCCTGCCCTAATCCGCCCTGGTCGCATTGACAAGAAAATATACATAGGTATCCCCGATGCAACGACGCGCCGAGAGGTTATCGGTATTCATATCCGAGGGAAACCTCATGACCAAAGCGTTGTTTTGGAAGATATGGTCGAAACCACCGACGGTCTGTCCTGTGCCCAAATCGAGAATCTTCTCAATGAAGCAATGCTCTATGCCCTCCGGTACAACAATACCGAGTTCACTTATGCCGATGTCGATGTCATTCTCAATAAAATCATTGCAGGTTGGCAATCGACCGACCATGGATTCACGGAGGATATGATTGAGAGGATTGCCGTCCATGAAATGGGACATGCACTTCTAGGATTTCTCTCCAAGTACCATTCCAAATTAGTCAAAGTGGTCCTCAATTTGTCGTCTCCGCGCACACCAGGGTACACGGTATTCGAGAGGACCCCATCGAGTATTTATTTGAAGGAGGCGCTTTTCGAGCACATGATTATTTTGCTGGGCGGTCGGATTGCGGAAGAAGTGGTTTATAATGTATCCGTGACTACTGGCGCCATCAATGATTTCGAAGAGGCACTTAAATTGGCAGAGCGAATGATTGTCCATTATGGAATGGGGGAGAAGGTGCTTTATCCGAGTGGAAGTGAGAAGTACAAGGAAATCATCGATACGGAGGTGAGCGAATTGATTAATTATGCGTATTTGGTAGGACGTATTATCCTGGAAAACTGCAAACCGATTATACTCGAATCCTCCGCGTTGTTGAAAAAGGATAAGAAAATCGTGCCGGGTCAGTTAGAAGCGATGATTCGCGATTCTTATCCAGACGTTTTGAAACTTAAAGATATTTTTAGTATTTAGTGTCCAGTCGTATTTTGTGGGTGTTTCGTTGGTCGAGTAGTGAGTTATGAGTATGTGTGATTTTTGTTACCAATATATGCTAACAAAAATAGGTTAAATTAGAAAATCGGTTGATGTGTAACCAATTCTTGCACCATCATGCCCAAGATGCCGACCATTGCCAATCTGCCATTGTTCAATTCCTTGTCTAATTGGTCACCTAGATTTTCGTCCGTGAGTCCAAAAGTCAATCCGAAATTGCCGGGTTGGTAGTCGTCTTTCAACGCAAAGGGTTTCACTGTCGGATTTTCCCAACCGCGAATCATCGACGAGAATTCGCTGATAAACATAAAAGAAAGACCGAGTTCAACAAACTCGGGGTGGTTCTGAAAGAAATGAATTCCTAGATCGCCGGAAGAGCGTTCCATCAAAGGGAACAGAATACTGGACACCATGGCAAGTCTTCCATGCTTCAGTTCTGCTTCGCGGAGGAATGAGGGTTGAACCCCCGGTGCCGCAACAGATTGGTCAAATACCTGGACATTTTCTAGAGGCGCAGTAGGTCCGCGGATGATGGGTTTATTTGGAAACTTGAATGCCGATACAGACGATACAAAAAAGAGGATAGCAGTAATAAAACGGAACATTTTATCTATATTACTTTATACGTTTACGACTTTATGTTAGTTAGCGCAAATCGTTATATATTGTTATATTATAAAAAATTCGATATATAAACGAAAACCGACCCCATTTCCGGTAGAATCTGCGCCAGATCATTCGATTCAACTTACTGAAACGCATAAACGATTTCAAGATGTTGACCGGCAAAGAAAACGACTAGACATCAAACGCGACATATAATCTGATTATAGAGGCAATGCAAGTTATGTTTGCAGATAAATAAAATGTAAATAAAGACTATCTCGCTGAATAGAAAAATGTCAAACTCCAACATGAGTGTGTCAGAAAACCATCTAATCAACGCATCCTCTATAACAAGAGAACAGATGCAGATTTATGTTAGTATTGCCCAGTATATAAAAGAATATCAAAATGATGATGTCCTCTCAAGATACCCGAATAAAACCCTGATTACCATGTTCTACGAACCGTCGACGCGCACCAACTGTTCCTTCCAGGCAGCAGCACATAAACTCGGATGCAAAGTCATTGCGCTCACGGACAAAGCGTCGAGTTCAGAAAAAGGCGAATCGTTAGAGGACACGATACGAACTCTCGGGTGTTATGGCAATGCGATCGTTTTGCGACATCCGGAAAAAGGGTCTGCCGAACGCGCAGCAAATATCTCATCCGTGCCGATAATCAATGGCGGCGACGGAAACGGCGAACATCCGACCCAAGCACTTCTCGACGTATTCACGATTTACGAAGAGATACTTGAGAGGACGGGTAGAAGCATATTGTTGAATGAGCAGTTGGAAACTCCTCTGACTGTCACGTTCGTAGGCGATTTAAAGAACAGTCGAACGATTCATTCGCTTATTCGTCTTCTGACACTTTGCTACAATATCCGATTCATCTACGTATCTCCGCCGTCTCTCGAAATGCCCCAAGACCTTGTGGAATATGTTTCGACGCAAGGATTCGTTCAAGAGAAAAAGACGAGTATAAAAGATGCCCTCCCCATGACCGACGTGCTTTATATGACCCGTCTACAACGCGAGAGGTTTGAAACGGTAGAGGCATACCATGCGATCATGCAGAACTCTGATGCTTATAAACTCACCGCGGAATTGATGGGATCCGGGTTGGCAAAAGAAAAAATGATAGTAATGCATCCTCTCCCGCGATTGGATGAAATACCACCAGAAATCGACCAAGACTGCAGAGCAGTATATTTTAAGCAGGTGCAGAATGGGTTGTATATGCGAATGGCAATTTTGGATAAGATATTCAGTCAAGATACTTAGTACGTATAGAGTCATCGTCAATCTTCAAGTGTCCTCTCGAGCAATCTAAGTTTTCGTATTCGTTTTTGGTATAGTTCCTCTTCGTCAAACAATTCGGGCAATAAATTCCCATAGTCATCCATTACCCGGCGATTGTTCTCATATTCTTCAAATATGCGCGTGACTTCACGGCGAACAATGTAGAGTGCTTGTCGTTTCGTAATGCTGATACCCGATCCCATTTTCGTCAATTATTTATGTGTTTATTCTGCAATAAATACACAAATATATAAAAGTCATTCAATTTTTGTTCAATTCATCCGTCTAGTCATATGGGGATTTTTGCCCATTGCCTCCGGCAGACCAAGACGTTAAAAAAGGGTTAATTATTAATTATGAATTACAGATTACAACAAAGTCATTGGATTTTATGTTTGAGGTGGTTTTATGTGGAGTTAGAGTTTATCAATAATACATTGGATGGATTCCTTTTCAAATGGTCGCTCGGTGTAGTATTTGCACAACACTAAATCCGCTTTTTGGAGAGTGGTCATCGCTTCAATTTTTGCCGCGCGAAGAACTGGATCGGCGCGTTTGTTTTTGCGACGGATTGAATCGTATTTGTCAGCGATCTCATTGTATAAATGCGCACATTTACGGATACATGATTGCATGAAACTGTATCCAATATTACTCTGGATCTTGCGGCACCTAGGTTCGCTGGAAATCGTCTCGATGCTATCAATAACCAAATTGAACAGGTCAACGATCACGTTGCATTGCAAAGTGAGTTTCTCTTCGCTGTGGTTGTTGTCGGTGGTATCTTTGGAGAAACTCGCTAACTGATCGAGATGTATTTTTGTAATTTTCGTAAATTCGATGAAATCCTTCTCGGACTCATTTTTCACCGCGATTTCCTCTGGACTAGAAGGTGCCGGTGCCGGTGCCGATAAAGTCGCATTTGTATTTTTTACATTGATTTTGTTGAATTGCTTGGTCATGGAACCATCGGAATCGGACGATTCATTGACAGGGGAGGTTGATTCAACTGCATAAAGGTCGTGTTTGCGGTATCTGTTTTTGTCGACATAACAGCAACCACATTCCGATACATATGTTGTCTCAATTTCGTTGTCCGTGACTCGGGGTTCCGGTTTGTTAATAAAATTGATATTTCGATCCCGACGTTTATCGAAGCAGACCACGCGAACCGTCTTCAATCGCTCATCCAAGAGATCGAGGGCATCCTGCATTGCCTCGTATTCGCGGGTGACGAGGAACCCATAACTGCTTGCTTTGTACCTGATGTTGGTGCGACGAATTTGCAAAATCACATCGTCGAGCATTTCCGCGATGTGTGCATATTCTTTGCGTTCATCGAGATAACTTACCTTGATTGAATAGTTGAACGCGATTCGTGCAAGATTCTCCATCATCTTGAGTCGGATGGTGAATGAATCAACCAACTCGAAGGGTAGGAATTGCCCGGACAACTCACGCAACTGACTAAGAGACTTTTTAAAGAGAGAAATGATTTCTGAGCGAGAATAAGAATTGACTGACATGATTTAAGAACTTAAGAGAGAAGAAGAGTTTAAGAGAGTGGGGGTTTGAAAATAATTCAAGTAAATATCTGCTGATGGATAGATTGGAATAAAAAGTTATTCAATTTTTTGATAAAATACGAATAAGCATTATTTGCGAATCCGATAATATAAATATAAAAGTCATGCACAATACAATCGTTATTTCGATGTCAATGTCTAGTCGTATTTTGTGTTGCCCTTCAATAACTGCCCTTCAGGCAGTTATCTTATGGCAACGGAAAACACTACTAGTCATATACGTTAGTCGTATGGGTTTTTGCCCATACGACTAGACGTCAATTGCCGAATAACCTCTGCCAATGCGAGTTTGCTGAAATTGCATTCACTGAGTCCAGTAAAGTCCTCGGGGTAGTCAGCGTTTAGAATATACTCGGTAGGCAATATGGGAATGAACTTTGAAAGAAATCCTGACCGGAAGGTCAGGTTCGAGTCATTGTTGGCGTATATTTCCGCATGAAATTCGGAATCGCTGAGAGATGATAATCCTTGACGTAAAATCTCATCGTCTAAGTAGACGATTCGGACGCGTTTGATATCCATCTCGGTATAAATGATAAATGTCGGGGGAAGTGCCCGAATCTCCTGGCGTTTTTGTCCGCGGTAATTCTCCAGAATAGGAGGCGATTTAATGTTTCCGCTATTTTTGAGACTTACATGGAGTGGCACTATTTCTGCGCCATCTGTATTTACAATAGGTACCTGAATAACAAGGTCAATTACGTTGGAGTCTTCGCTAACATTCGCGCATTCCAGACCCACATCGCAAAACAATTGAGATATACACTCTTCCGCGATACCACCGGTGGCGAATTTGTTGATGTTTTTCTTTGGCGGGAAAATCAAGCGCGATGCAATCATTTGGCGGAAAGCAAGATTCGTACGCGGCATATTACGGGAACACATCCCGAGAATCGTCATTGCTGCTCTTGCAAATAACCCAACCCCCGGCACAAGTTGGGTTGAATACTGCTCTTTTCTGACTGCGAGGTGTTGGCGTTTGATTGCCGTCTCTTCTGCTTTTTTAAGGACTTCCTGGCGCTTCTCTTCGCGCTCCTGTTTTTTCTGCTCTTTTTCTGCGTTTGCCGCGGCAATCTCCTCTGATGTGCGACGCTTACGTAGTATTTTGACCTGCTCAACAGCAGGCAATTCTTGGTTTACGGGTTCAATCATTTCGGACATAGTATGAAATCGGATGAATAATGGTAGTAAATAGAGTGGTATGGAATCTGATATTTTGGTATATAAAGTAAAAAATGGTTCAATTTTTTATGCATAATGTCTAGTCGTAATCTTCTTCTGGGGGACTACCCGTGCAATAGATTTATCGCAATAACATAAACATAATATAGCAAATAATATTACCATTATTAATTTAATATTATTTCGATTCTATCCCCTGTAAACCTGAACACCATTGCTGAATATGCCCGTTATTTGTTCTCCTGTTTTTCCTTACGAAGAAGAATCCGTTTTCGAAACGCATTTCGCCGAGTTTGCCTTTCCTCTCAGCAGTTTCCAGAAACACGCTATAAAAGCGATCGTCGAAGGTCACCACGTTCTTGTATGCGCGCCTACCGGGTCTGGAAAAACCCTTCCTGCCGAGTTCGCCATACGTCATTTTATCAGTCAGAAGAAGCGAGTGATTTATACGACGCCAATCAAAGCACTCTCGAATCAGAAATACCATGAATTCTCTAAGAAATTCGCGCCTCTCGGGATAAGCGTCGGTCTCTGTACCGGCGATATTAAGACCAACCCCACCGCGGACTTGTTAATAATGACGGCAGAAATACTGAATAATCGGTTATTTCAAAGCAAATCGTTGGATTTGCGACATGTTGAGGAATCAACTCAAAGCAAATCGTTGGATTTGCGACATGTGGAGGAATCAACCTCTCAACAACCATCTTCAAATCTATCCTTTGGTTCGTCGATTCTCTCCTTTACTATGGATATCAACACGGAACTTGCCGCAGTGATCATGGACGAGGTCCACTACATCAACGACGAATCGCGCGGTCATGTCTGGGAGCAGACGATTTTGACTCTTCCCCCACATATTCAGATGGTCATGCTGAGTGCGACACTCGATGGTCCCGAGAAATTCGCGGAATGGATAGAGTCTACAAGACCACCGTCCTCTCAAGATCCTTGGAAATCCGTCCATTTAGCACAAACCAAAACGCGTATCGTGCCTCTCACCCACTACGCCTATTTCCCTGCTGCCCCCCAAGCGCTAACCAAAGCAGTCAAATCGACGCCTCTCGAACCCATAGTGAAACAGCAGACCAACACCCTCATCACTCTTCAAACTGCCACCAATCAATTCCAACCTGCCGGATACAAATCTGTCTCTCAACTCTACACCGCATGGCAAGATACTATAAACGGGCAAACGTCGAGAAAAAACGTCATCAATAGTCTTGCCACATTCATGAAAGGATCCGACGACCCAGACATCGATGATACGATGCTCCCTGCCATTGTCTTCACCCTCTCGCGCAAACAAGTCGAAGAGTCTGCCCACGACATGACAGCAAATATACTTCCATTTGATTCGAAGATACCTTATACTGCTTCCTACGAATGTGAACAAGTGCTGCGACGCCTCCCGAATTGGCGCGAATATACAGAGTTGCCGGAATACATCAAACTGGTCAAACTCTTGGAGAAAGGTGTCGGCATTCACCATTCCGGAATGATTCCTGTCCTACGCGAAATCGTCGAACTCCGAATCAGCGAGAAAAAGATATTTTTATTGTTCGCGACGGAATCATTTGCCATCGGTCTCGATTGTCCCATCCGTACGGCAGTATTCACCGGCGTATCCAAATTCGACGGTTCTCAGGACCGGTTCTTGTATGCCCACGAATATACCCAGATGGCAGGGCGCGCAGGACGACGCGGCATTGACACGGTAGGTCATGTGATTCATTTGCCGCTGCTATTCAAGAAAAGTATCCCATCGGAATTAGCGTACCGTGCCATTTTATCCGGAAAACCGCAAGTATTGGTAAGCAAATTCCATATTGACTACAAGATGATACTGAGTCTTGTAAAGAAAGGCATTTCGTCCGATTTCCATCAGTTCGTCGAAAAGAGCATGTCGAAGAATAATATTCTAGGGGAAGTGCGAGAGCAGGAGAAAGAACATATCGTTCTAACCCAGGAACTCGCGAACCTGAAGATGGGAATGGAGCATATGCGCACTCCTCTCGACAAATGTAGAGAATATGAGAATCTATCAGAGCAATTGAAAACGTCTGTTAACAAAAAACGCAAAGATATCGAGCGTAAGATGACGGTATTGAAAGACCAGCACAGATATATTCTAGAGGATATTCAATCGTTTGCTAAAGTGAGTTCGATCGAATCTCTCCTCTCAAAGAAAGATACGGAAATCCGCGAAACCACGTCGTATCTAAAAACCCAGACCGACAAAGTCTGCAAAATATTAGAGGACAGTGGGATTTTGACACAAGGAATACATGCTCTTACCTCTCCGCTCGGAATCATTGCCTCTCAATTTGCGGAGGTCCATCCGATTCCTCTCGCGAAATTGGTTGTTTCGGAAAATTGGTTTCAGGGATACACGGCAAAAGAATTGGTCGGGTTATTGTCAGTATTCGTCGATGTCCGATTGCCAGATCATATGAGGGCAGCAGAACCTCAATGTGCCAACCCGCGTGTGAAAAAGGCGATTGATGTAATCCAGTCGTATTATGATGAATTGCATGATATGGAAATCGATCGACAGTGTTACACTGGGATTACCTACGAAGGCGTGCTTTGTTTCGATATGACAGATGCGATGATGGAGTGGTGCGATTTGACAGAGGAGTTGGAATGCAAAATCTGGTTACAAGAATTCGTGGCAGGGAATATTTCTGCGGGCGATTTCGCGAAGGCGTGCATGAAATTGAGTGCAACGGCAAAAGAAATGGTTGCGATGTGCGAGACGTTAGTCATGGTTCCTTCAGTGGGATCTTGTGCGCTTGAATTGGCACATACCCTGGGCAAAATCGACGCATTAATACTAAAACATATTGCGACAACACAGAGTTTGTATCTGTAACCTCTCCTAATAAAGATGGAAGACTAGTTTCGGTAACCTCTCCAACTAAAGATTCATAATACAATACAGGAAAGAAAACACACATAATAAATGATCTTGATAGCAACCCTAGATATTCCCTTGAGAATTTGAGTATATTTGATACTCGGGACATTGTCATTATTTGTGTCATTATTACCATCGGGGTCTTCAGACGGATGTACTTTTGTGTATTTTTTGATGAACAATTCTTTTTTAACGCCATCCGCATTTTTTGTTATAATGATGTGTTTTTCATTATAACTTCCAAAATCGTCATCCATCACCGGTGGCATCGAATGGCGACGTTTCTGTTTTACCACATTTTCATATTGGTCATCAAGTTCATTTGGAAACGTATATCGTGCTTTTCGGTTTTTAACTTTGGTTTTTGGCAAAATCTGGGTATCAATACGAGTCATAAGAGTCATAAGTTATATTAGAAAACGATAAAAATAAAAAGAAGTATTTTCATTCACGAGTTGTAATTACAAATGCATATACAATTACTTACCTTCTAGTCATATGGGGTTTAACGTATATGACTCTAGACATACCATTCGGGTCTCTCCCTTTTTTTGTTCCAAGACGCGATACGTTGTTTTTCGGGAGACATATAGTATCTCCGGTAAGACTCCACCGCATCGTCCGACTTGTATTCGTCGGGCATAGCAAGAGCAAATGCAGTTAGTCCATGTACCTCGATATTCATGCGAGATTCAGTTGAAATCTCGCATGAATATTTCGAATCACTGCTCGTCTGCGACGCCCAGTATTTCTCGAACCGGTCCTCCGCCGGGATGTTTTCGCGCAGGATCATGGCAGTCAAGTATGACTTGTGCATTTTCGTCGCAGGATGTCCATAACGAAATTGCCATTCCTTATGGAGTTCTTCTACCAAATCGAGTGTCCATATGTAATTTGCGCGAGATTTACGGCACCAGATTGTCACGGGATGGTTCTTGTGCGCCAATTTATAGATTCGGTCGTTGACCTCTGTGTCGTCAGGGTCCAAGATTCGTTTTGCGGAACAGAGCATCTGAACTGCTTCCAGCAATATTTTGCTGACATGTTTGTCCATCATGTATTGCGCGATTTCGCGTTGAATAAGAGAGAGGATAAAGAGATTCATTGTCTTGGTTTACGAGATGGTAGCAGAATAATATTTGATGATTTTGTGATTTCGATAACCTCTCAAAGAAATAAAAGTCATTCAATTTTCATTCGTAACCTCGTGACACAAATGACTCCTATAATTTTCTCGGTAGATATACCATACGATTGATGTCGAATTCTCTCTGCCAATACAAAGATCTTTTCGGTAAAGCAGGTTCCACAACAGGAATGCGCAAATACCGGGTGTTGGGCATTTCCCTTATAGATGTATTCGTAACAATCATATTTGCCGTTCTGATTGCCTGGTTTTTCAAGTTGCCATATTTGCAAACCATTGTTGCAATATTCATACTCGGTATTTTCGTCCACCGCGCATTTTGTGTAAGGACCGCGGTAGACAAAATGATATTCTCATAAATCGTCGGTATTATACCCCCGGATCCACGACCCCACCTTGAATGTCAGAATGCGATTCCCGCTGAACACCCAATTTAGGTGAAAACACATACCAATTTGACTGTGGTTGCAACCGCTTCCAATACTGGTCGATACAAAACGGACCTTGTAACGCATCCGATTTTCCGATTTTATAACTCTGTTCAATCAGTTTCGCTCCATCGCGATAATTCTGCATCAAGATAGGAGCAAAATATTTAGTCACCATATATCCAGATGTGGTTTGTGCGTCATTCACTTTTTTCAAATACTGATGCTCAGTCGGGTTCGTTTCGACTTCGTTCGCAGAAAGCATGACCACATCATAATTGATAGAATTGTCGAACACCTCTCGAAATTCCGCATTTACATTCTCCAGTTCCTGTGTAAATACGAAATTGTCTTCAAACACAATACAGTTCTCTATATTCGAATCGATAAACTGCTCCATGGTGAACAAATGACTCAAACTGCAACCCCAATCACCCTGTCCTGGTTTGCTAACAGCAGAAATGCGAACTACTTTCTCATCCGGAACTTGCATTCTCCGCATTTCCTCTAAAAACTCGGTTTTCCTATCCTCTCGACTATCCAAATTAATGTAATAGATGACATCTACGTATTCATGCCACGGTTTATCGAGTCCTTCTTTCCTGGTTGCATTTTTAATAATATGTCCAAACCCATAGTGATAGAGTAGAACCAATAGACAAAAAATAAAAAATATACCCCACAATAACCGTGTTCCGATGGATAGTTTCATAGTATTCTTATATACCTTTATATAAGTATATTTTATAAATGAGTAGTCGCAAATCAAGAATCGAATCTGCGCGTAAATTCGTGGAGGGTTATTTTGACCCAGAAAAAGATTTACTCGAAAGACAAATAAAAGCAAACTCAAATGCACTCGCAAAGACGACCGATCCCGAAGACAAAGACTTGTATGCAAAACATATGACCAGACGTTAATCATAAAATATCGCAAACAAACTGGTGCTCCGAACCCTCACCCGCCTCAAAAAAAGTAAAAGTAACAGTAAAAAGAGACTGACTCCCCCGGGTAGAAACTATGGAATCTCGACTCATTTTGGCGGAAAAAGACGCACCCAAAGAAGAACAAAGAAACCCAAGAAAAACATATAAACCATAAGATGCACGTTTCAATATATTCGAATGTCCACCAAGTATTTTCTGTTAACCAGGTCGTCCGATAGTCGTACTGATGACAACACCAACAACCAAATCATCCATCTGAACCCAGGTACGCGCCAAGTATTTTTGCTGCCAGAAGTAAATTTAGATTATTATTGGCGCAGAGGACTGTTTGAATGTCAACTCATTGAATGGTCTAAACAGTTCTGCAAAAACAGCAAAACATTCCTCGATATCGGTGCACATACCGGGACATATGCGATTTCTCTTTGTGCGGTGTCGAAAAACGTCGTCGCGTTTGAACCTCAGCGTTCGACCTATTATGCCTTATGTGGTAGCGTAGTCGCGTCCGGACTTAGTGACAAGATCGACTGCCATCGATGCGGGTTAGGCGCGGAAGAACAGGTCGGTTCACAGGCATTGAAAATCGTCAGTAATGACGGCGGCGGGTCTTCTTTGTTGCCGGCAGAACACGAGAAGGTTTTGCGAGAGGAAACCATCGAAGTGCGTACGTTAGATAGTTTCAATATAAAAGGAGTCGGGTTTATCAAGATGGATGTGGAGAACAACGAATTGAACGTGATTCGAGGCGCGTTGAATACTTTGCGTGAATCGGGATATCCGCCAATCTTGTTTGAGTCGAACGGACCGAACCCTACGTTGTTTGGGTTCCTGAAGGAGGCACTGAAATACAAAGTGATTACTGTAGGCGGAGTTAGTAACATGTATCTTGCCTGCAAAGAGTAGAAATAATATCAATATATTACAAATAACATGGATAAAGGTCGCCCTCCATTTATAACTGGATTACGTCCAAAGTCCGCAGTGGCGAAACGCAAAACACCGCGGTATTCTAGACGAAGTACTGCAGCACCGAATCGGAGTATTACGAAACGTAAATCGGAGTCAAAAAAGTCAATGAAGAGGTCCGAAATCGATTCAAAAATAAATAATATTGAAGAACGGTTAACTAATCTAGAACAACATTTATCGGTTATTAATGATATTGTTCTCAATATTCATACAGATGCCGATGATTTTCAAGACCCATATAAAATTACCGAAAGGCAAATATTCAAACCAAAATATACTGGCGTTCGGAATGATGACCAGTCGGACACAGGTAGTTCTCTAGGTTCGGATCTTTTTGTAACTGCAAACCCCTCTCCAAATACCAACCCTGATAAAACGCAACAACTTATAGAAGCAGTCGAAAAAGGCGATTTCAAATTGACAAAAGAATTGATTGAAAGTGGCGTGGACCCAAATATAGAAGGGGACTATTCATTACTTGCAATCGCACGTATAAGTGCAATTGGTCATCATGATAATAAACCCCTTATAAAACAGTACGCTTCAATTATAAATTATTTACTTAAATTACCAAACCTGAATGATGATACGAAAGAAACCTTTCAACTGTTTGAAAAAGAATACAAGAACGGACATCAAATGGGCGGCAAAACAAAATCATCGAGAAAGAGTAGACGATTGTCACACCATTGAAGATTTTAATGTCTAGTCATATGGGTATTTGCCCATTGCCTCTGGCAGACCAGACGTTAAATCTTCATCGGTGTATAATTATTGTCTGGTTATTAGTCGGAAGGATCTTCGTCGGAAGAATATACTCGTATTAATATAAAAATCACTTGAAAACAAAATGGACGTTTTGTATTACAGCAATAATTGTAAGCATTGTCAGAAACTCCTCGCACATTTAGCGAAAATCGGTGTCCTCGAAAAATACAATTTCATTTGCATCGACCGCCGCTCCGTCGACCCGAACACTCGCCAAGTCTCCATCACACTCGACCGCGGCGTGAAAGCATCCCTTCCCCCCAATGTTTCCCGTGTCCCGACTCTCCTCCTAGTCAACCAGAAATTCACTGCTATCATCGGCGACGACATTTACAATTATGTGAACGCGAATGTGAAAAAAGACCAAGACCCGACCAATTTGGCAGTCGAAAATGGCGGAGAACCTATCGGGTATATCCTCTCCCCCTCTTCCGGCGGAGTCAATATCATCTCGGAAACCTACACCATGTACAATGCGCCTCCGGAAGAATTGTCTGCAAAAGGAACCGGCGGAACCAGACAAATGCACAATTATGTACCGGTTAATCGCGACCCAATATCGATAAAGACCCCTCAAGACGAATCTAGCGGAAAACAGACAGAATTCTCGTCGGTTCCAGGAATGATGAATGCGTCTCATGGTATGTTCCCTGCCGCGAATAACGAACCGCAAAATTCAAACACGAATTTACCAACAAATTCGACGACCTACAATGCCTACTCTGTACCCGGAGTCATGTACAACACGGGTCAGTTGATTGTTCCCGAACTACAAAGACCGCCCCCACAACGACATGTAAAGATTGGCGAGGATGTAACCGTTGATTCTCTTCAACAGCAGCGCAATTCAGATTTGAACAATTCCTTGCCGTTCATTGCGAAGCAACTAAATCACATCATTTCGCCCGAAATCAGCAATATACAACCGCCGGAGAGATATCCAGGTGGTGGCGGTGGGTACTATAACGCGAGTGCCCACCAGAATGCGCAGAACTTGGTAGCGCAATACAATGGTCAACAGTCGAACGCGGGGTCTTATCAAAAACTGAATCCCCGCGATTCGCAGAACATATTGTACGGAAGACAACAACCGCAAAATGAAGTTTGCTATCTGTAAGGTCTAGGACGTATTTTGTGTTGTCCTGTGCAGTAATTGAAGGACCAACACAAAATACGACTAGACGTTAAGATCTAGGGCGTATATAAATTCGTTAATAATACAATATTAAAAGCAAAATATTATATTATTCATATCAACCATCATAAAATGGATTCTGACAAATCAATTGTGATGCGAGCATTTAACAAACTCTTTTTCGAGTTTTTAGACGATATCATTTCCGTCTATCCAGACAATGTCGATATGTTAACTGGCAAAGAATCGTTCGCGACCATCAAAAAACTGAATCCTACAAGTATTGTAAAAGTGTGGTTTTCTGCGGTGTATACAAAATACAGGGTGCAAATTGACTCGGGAGATATCGATTTTTTCACGGATAAGGATTACAGTCCAGATTTAACCAAAGTAAAAAATATGCAGAATGTGCTGGACATTATTAATAATATTCGCGATCCCATTAAAAATATGGATGCGAAAAGCAAAGATCATGTGAGAAAATATATACAAGATTTAAGCAAACTATCTACTGCCTATGCGGCATTAAGCGTTTAACGCGACATACAAAGCGTTTAACGCGACATACAAAAGCGTTTAACTCTAACGCGACATACTAAGCATTTAACGCGACTTCTTCTTCTTCAGTCGGTTCCGGTTCTCCTTCTTCCGTCCTCGTCAAGAAGTAGAACATCTTGGTGGCAGAAAATCGATCAAAGTAGAAGTAGACTACTTCGCGAGTGACATTCAATCTTGGTACTGCAGGTTGTTTTAAATACAGATTGTGGTGAATGCGTGCGGCATGAACGAAATATTTTTTCGGAATATGTTCTGCGCGTTCCTTTTTTATATAGAATTTCACATATGCCCTGTGAACTTCTGTAATAAACCCCTCATATTCCTTCTCCAACTCGATAATATTTGATCTGTATCGAGGATATGCTAATACATAATCGGACAACCGATTGCTCTTTCGAAGGATCAAATACTGGTAACGCATATTTGGTTGTATGTTTCGCAACTCCTTTGCCGATTCGTAGAAGGGATTCTTTATCTCGCATCGTTGTCCAGTCCGATTGTTCGTAAGAATCCAAGCAGGAGGATAATATAGCGAACCCTCGTGTTCTCCGATATCGCGCGCACAAATAGGATCGCGATTCGTAATCATCTTATCAAAGAAGGTGTTGAATACGTCTATCTTAAAATTCGTGAATTCGTCGAATTTCCGGATAAATTCGGGCGTGGTTCTCTGGCAACCAAATACGCGACACGCTTGCTGCCAAACTTCGTCATCCTCATCTACCTTTGACGACTGCAAATATTGTTTCGCGATTTCGCGCACGCAGTCTCGATAAACCACATCCGAATCGGGGGATACCAACGGCGGCATTGCGCCCATCTCATAAACTGCCACTAGTTTTAGAAAACAACTAGACATTGCTCTCTGGTAGACAATGTGATTCGCGGGATGCTGCAAAATACACGTGTAACAATGTGTTTTTGAAAGCGTATTCAAAATAACCACATCATTCAAATCGCGAACATCTTCCGATCTCACCACCCTATCCACCATAAGCGAGATGCGAAACGTATCAATCACCATCTGGCGGAATGTAATGGAAGGTTCGTCGCCTTTGTTCGTGGGGTGCATGAAGGAATAGTCTCCCCCAACTCCATTACGAGTGCAGATATCCCATTCTTCCGTCTCATCGTTCCAGAAGAATGTTATCATGGTACCTTCAATCGCGTCTTTCACTTCGACGGTATCGTCTTCTTGGTAATCGGTGAACTTAAATTCATTGAATCCGATCGTTTCCCGCGGTGCCATATAAGCAAACACCTTCGTCTGTTCACGATTGGTTACCAATGTATAGGGTTCCTGTCCCCCTATCGTCGGACGTTCGTACTTCATAATCGAATATTCGTAACCGCGAGACTGGCGTTTTTGAACAGAAACAGGTTCGCCAGAACAACCTTCAATCGGAATGGGTAGATAGAACATGATAGATCGGATTTAAAATAGAAACGAGTGTGATAATAGTAGTATAAGACGATGTCTTAATGTTCGTTTGATAATAATAAGTGAAATGACTGGAAGATAATATAAGACTATTTTATAAGTTACCACATTCAATTTTTTACAATAAATCAACACACCATGGATAAATCAGATGAACTTATGGAAAATGAAAATACCGAACAAAATTCAAACATAGAAATCAAATCGCTAGAATTAGGCGATGTGATTCGAATACATGCTCATCGCAACACAAATATCGACCAGCAGACATATTACGTATTCTATATCGACGACCTCAAACTCAAACTACTCAATACATCCAACCATCAATTGTTGCAACTCAATATAGACGGTTACATCGCGGATGAATCCATCACTTCGATCGACCTCCTGAGTCGTAGCGAAGTTCCCGGGTTTGCCCGCCAACATAAACTCCAACCACCTCAATGGATCGACGTCCATTTCAACGGCGAAGTGCCCGTCATCATCTCCGGCGAAATCACCAATTTAGAAGAAGATATGATCGAAATAACGACGTATCCCGGAATGCGCGTCATTTATATCGATTTTGCCTACCAAGGACTACCCGAACGACTCCCGATCGACAAAATCGTTTTGCGCGAAAAACCGAAATCGATTCATACGTCTTTACGCTCCATATTAGACGGAACCACCGAAATAACGCGCGAAGAAGCAGAGGCAGAAGCATCCGTGGAAATCGACGAAACGGACGGACAGATGATTGTCCATATCCCTGAAACTGCCACCGCACTCCCGTCCCCCAGCGAAATCGTCGAAGAATTTTTGCAGACTGACGTGGAAATCCCGCCTGCCGACGGAGAGGAAGAAGACGGTGAACTGGAAGCGCTCGATATGTTCTTCGAGGTGCGCGAGAGTGACCGCCGCTATAGTGAAGAAATCCAAGTCGCAGATTTACTCGGAGAATTAGTATCGAAATTGCCTGCCGACAAACGGACCCCGAATGCAATGAAAGATATCCATAAATTTGTCACCCGATTCAAAGAATTGCGCCGCGTCTTCTCCGTATTCGACAATAATGGGGATGTCATCATGCCAAAAACCACAAGCATGTTGCACAAACCCATCATCGACCATATTTTGAAATTAGACCGCAATATTAAATGGATACTGCCTGTCACCTACGAGAAAAATGAATTGATGTCGTTCACTACTGAAAAGCATGAAGATGCCTACGATGGCGCGCCGACCCATATTGAAACCGAAATGTCGGAATTCGTCGGTAACCTCTCGCAAGCACAAAGAGAATTTGCCAGCACATCCAACTCAGATGCAAATAAATACGACCAAATGATGACCAAAGTCGACGTGCTATGTGCACCTGCTGTAAACAAAATCGACCCGAAACCAGAAGATATCGATATCTATCTCCGTAACCTAGAGACCAAAACCGACACCGAATTGTTAGTAAGCAATGATGATAAGTACCAAATGGACTCTTCTATTAGTGTAGTTGGGAGTAGCGCGCATGTAACCGGAAAAAACAAATTCACGGTCCGACGTTACACCGGCGCATCCTCGCGACTTGTATTGGATGAATCGACCAGACGACGGGCATTTCAAAGGCAAAAAATCGGGTCTTCTGACCACGCAAACATTCGGTCAATTATCATGCTTCCTCGCGCGGTGTTAATGCAGTCGCATTCCGTATCTCCTAGCGCAAACCTCTATATAAAGTCGAAATTGGCAGAAATCCCAGTATACAAATTCCGTATTTTCCGCCCAAATACACGTCTTTTTACGAGACAAATAGAAGATATCAATAAAGAGTTGGTGTATGAAGATTCTATGATGACGTTGAAAGGCACCGACAAAGGTG